GTTCCATTCATCACAAGTGGGGTTGATGGTCTTACGGTTAAGAACACCGCAAGTGGGGCTGCAGTTTTAGCAAACCCCCATGCTGGTATTGCAGCTCTGATGTCGCGTGAAGATACGGGAAATGTTTCTGGGTTCTCGTATGGTTCGTATACTTATCTGAAACGGGTTGCAGCGGCGGCAAGAGTTGATACGGGTCCGCTCGTTGGATCTTATAATTCGATTGAGTTAGATGTTGCGAATAATAATTACACGAATGGTGCGGCGTATACGATTTACGCAACCGGCCTTGTTCATACTGGAGCTGGAACGGTCACCATTCCTCTTGTAGGAAATGCCTTACTTGAAGACAATTCGGTCGCTGTTACGGGGAAGAAATTCACTTTATTTGTCGGAACCCAAACAGGTGGTTCTGTTGCGAATGTTTCTTTAACTGACAATACTCTGTGGACTTCGGACTGGACTTTGAATTTCACAAATACGAACCCGTCATTATTATCGGGCCCGCTTCAGATGCCAGCGGGAAGCTTAGCGGTTCCTTCGATTTCTTGGAGTGATGATTCTGGGGCTACTGGGTTTTATCGAAATGCTGCAAATAACATTTCGATGGTATTTGCCGGGGCTCGGAGATTCACATTCACGTCAACGGCAGTAACTCCAGGGATTATTGATAACACGGTAAGCATTGGCTCATCGGGTACTCGGTTTAAAGATATTTACGGCTACAATATTTATTCGAAGGCTCTGCTTCAATTTGCCGATGGTAGTGCTGCGGCTCCTTCACTTGCATTTGCAACGGCTCCGACCACAGGTATTTACTATGTGGGCGCTGGTGTACTCGGATTTTCAATGCTCGGTGTTTACTCGGGTAAGATCGGAGTAGCGGGAGCATGGGAGATTGGCCAGACCGCAAGTAATGCGGTTCATGTTGTAAATGGGCAACTCGATATTAAACCGCTTGGATCAAGCGTTCTGACTATCAGTGATTCTAATATAATAGCCACAGTCCCAATATTTATTGCTAACGGTACTGCAGCAGCTCCTAGTTTAGGATTTGCATCAGCGGGTAATACAAACACTGGAATATTTTTAAAAGGAGCCGATAGTTTAGGCTTTTCCGCTAATGGCGCTGAAATAGGTTCTTATTCATCGGCTGGACTTTTTACATTTGGTGCGTCCGCAGGAACACAGACTCACGTATTTAATGGTGGGTTTACAACTACGGGAATAGTTGGAATCGGTGGCGCAACGAACACCACATATATTTTAAATGTTGGGACGGCCAATCCACTCACAGGATCAGTTCAAGGAGCGATCCAAATACTTACCACCGGAACGTCTGCCGCTACTGGTGGAGTTTATGGATTAGTCTCAGGAGTTACGACAGCAAACGCAGCGTTCACATGTAGTTTCGTTTGCGGAGTTTACTCATATCATGTTGCTAAGGGCGCTGCGAGCACGATCACCAGAAAGGCATCATATGGAGGAACGATCCCAACAGACGGGGGAACTGGAAACGTTTTCCTCACGGACAACACTGCGTACTCTGGAAGCTTTGGGATTCACCTCGCCACAACAAATCCGAGCGTTCTAACGGGGACGCTCGGTGTTGGTGGAGTAAACAGTACTGCCGCGATATTAAATGTTGGTGAGACAAATGTTTTAGCGGGGACAACACAGATTGGGGTTCGAATTCCAATCGTTGCGACCTCTGCGGCAACCGCCGGAGTATACGGAGTTAGTTCATCTGCGAACGTTGCCAATGCATCATTTACAGTTCCAGAGCTTGCGCAATATTTATCAAATGCTCCAACAAAAGGAGCCTCGGCAACGATCACAAGAAACACGGGTTATCGTTATGTGATTAGTACGCAGGGAACTAACAACTGCGGGTTTAGTGACAACGCAAGCTACACTGGAAATTTCTTCATTCACCAAGCGGGTACGGCAATAAGTCAATTTGCATCACTTGTTGGATTCAAACAGGCAACTGATAACGTTACAGATGCGGGGCCCACACAAGCTGAAATAGTTACTGCCCTAGGAGCTGCTAATCAATTAACCGCCGGCGTTGGATTTATTAAAGATGCGAATGCTGACACCAACTTTTTCCTCTGCGTTACGAACGGGACAAGTTGGTATTATTTAAAAATGACTAAAGGCGCTTAATGAGATTCCAAGGATCAAATAGATTAAAGAATGTCATCGAAGGCGATGTCTGGGATGACATGCAGGTCAATGGATTTGGAATGCGCGGGGGCGCTTCGGCTCCTGATTTCAAAGCCTTTGGCCCATCAGGTAATTTATATTGTTTTTCCTACGCGGGGTCAGGACCCGCTCAATATGCTTATTTTAGCATTCAAATGAGCCATGCTTACAAAGAAGGCTCGGCTATTTATCCGCACATTCATTGGGCTCCTGGCAATGCGAATGCTGGCAATGTGAAATGGTTCTTTGAATATTCATGGGCCAGTGTAAACGGAACTTTTGGGGCTCCTCAAATTCTTCCGGTTATCGACGCCGCTGATGGGGTTGCCTGGAAACATCAAATTGCGAGTTTTGATACGATTTCGGGGGTGGGTCAAACGATCTCATCTATTTTAATTTGTAGATTAAGCAGGAACTCAGGTGACGGGGATGATAGCTATGCGGGAGATGCATTTTTATTACAATGTGATCTTCACTATGAAGTAGATTCCGCAGGGAGCCGACAAGAATTAATTAAATAACTGAGGACGCGTGGGATAATCGTGCTTAGGTTGGTTGGGAAGGAGAACGTAACTATGTTAGTCAATTTAACTCAACCGATCACAGGAATGAATAAGAAGCCCATCGAAGATAAAGATGGGGTTTTAACCTTAAAGCACGCCATTTTATTGGCCTTGATTCAGCCGAATCCTGAGCAGCGCGGCACTCAGCCCGCTGAGGCAATTAAACTAAGAAGATTGTTTGATAAAATCGACGCAGCCGAGAAAGAAGTCGAGCTTCAGGCTGAGGAGATTGTTAAGCTGAAGGAGATTGCAAGCGCACGATTAAGTGAGCTTATTAGCGGGTCGATTTGCTTATTAATAGACCCCGAGGGGTGAGTGTGACAGAGGTCGTTAGGTTCCGGTTATCTATGTTATCTATCTTTGGTTCGATGATTGTAGGGGTAGCGGCTTTAATCGTGTTTGTTTTTACGACATTTGCGACGAGGGCCGATGTAGATGATAAGGTGAATGACCTTTCAGGGCATATCTTAGAAGTTCGACAAGATATAAAGGACGTTAGGCTTGAGGTGAACCAGAAGCTTGACGTCCTTATCGTACAGCACAAAAGATGAGCGACATTTGGGGAAATTTAAAGCATTTCTCCAAAGATGAGGCATGGGGCGATCCTGAGCGGATGAACCATAGTCTTTTGCTTCAGCTTGATTATTTCAGAGAAGCTTCGGGTGTTCCGTTTGTAGTGACGAATGGATTTGATACCTCGGGGCATGTCACAAATTCCTATCATTATAGTGGGCGCGCCGTAGATGGCCGGTTTGTTGAAAAGAGCGGCAAGGTTTTAAGTCTTCGCGAGCATATTATCTTGGCTCTTAAATCTCCGTTTGGGGGGATTGGCATTTACACCTGGAGTGCCAGGGGGCCTTTTGTTCATTTCGATAATCGCAACATCTTAGGGGAAAGAAAGATCTGGGTTTGTGAGAAGCAGGGCTCCTATACCCCATTTACGTCTGAATTCCTGAGCCTTCATTTTAGCTAACTGCGTAGAATCATACGCCTTTTGCTGGGGATCTTTCATTAATTATTAATATAGTGTATATTGGATTTATGGAAGGAGGCTCTATGATCGGAGCTTTAATACTAGGGCTTGTAATCGGGACGGCAATCGGAGTGTGGATGATGACAAGCATTTATAAATATCGGATTCAAGCGGTTGATCTTTATCTCAAGTGCTGTGAGGAGAAGCTTGACCCTGATATTCAGGCCCACTATCTCGCCCATCGAATGGTGACTGAGGCAAGAAAGATTTTCGTAGAACAGTTTGGTGATTTATGATGTTACTTTCACTTCTATTCATAATCGCCATTTTCGTAATCTTAGTTACTATCGGGGCCGTCGTCGGACTGCTCTCAGGAGGACTATCATGAAAGCGTATACCCTATTATTAACCAGCTTTATTATAGCGTTTAGCCTAACTGCTTGCGGAGATGATTCATCCCCGGAGCCCGTAAGTGCGCCGACCGCTAATACCGAAGAACAAACCAAGACCGTGGAAGCTAAAATCAGTGAGATGTATTTCGTTTGCAAGGGCTTGATTGAAAACTCAGGCTTCACCGATCTTAACCAAGAGCAGATTGATGCCAAGTGGGCCCTGATCGTCGAAGAGGTTAGGTTCGATCTAGCCGATTGCCTCACCAGCGTTTATCGCTACTCCACAGAATGCGATGTTTATGCTATCGGTCGATTGAACAGCTATGTTAATAACAAATGTGTTTAGGAGGGATTTATGGAAGCGAAACTTGGAAGACCGTGTAAATACGAGAAACGAACTCAGGTAGTCTCACTGGCTTTAAGCCCCCGGGCGTATGCCATTATTTCCTCTTTAAAGGCGGGTCAAAAGAGTGAAAAAGTGTCTGCTTTGATCGAGAAATACCTGAAAAATGGCAAAAAGTGAGAGACCGCCCCCGTGCATCGTTTGCGGCAATCCTGAATCATGCTGGCATCATATTAGGTCGCGCGGCGCAGGGGGATCTGAGGATCCATCGAATCTTTTGAATCTCTGTAAAGCCCATCATTTGGGAATTCACATGATGGGGGTAAAATCATTCACGGCAAAGTATGGGCTTTCGATTGATACCACTCTGATCTATCCGAAACGAACCGATGTTTGACGCAACGAGTCTGTTGATTTTCATAGTATGGGAAATGAAATTAAGCGCACACTAAGTGCAGATGGCAACCGTACTTGTATGGCCCGATTGTCACATCCCATTTCAACATCCTAAAGCACTAGAATTTCTGTTGCGCGCCTACGAAAAATATAAATGCGACAAGGTAATAAACTTAGGAGATTTATTTGATTTTAGTTCGTACTCGTTAAAGTGGAGCCCAGATCCTAATGGATATTCGCCTGGGGATGAGTACGAGCTGCTGATGGAAGAACTTCAGCCGTTCTTCAAACACTTTAAAGATGTCGAACTAATAATCGGGAACCATGATGGTCGCCCTTGGAAGAAAGTGTTTAACGCCCAGCTTCCGAATCAACTCGTAAAGAGCATGGCTGAATTTATTCATGCTCCAAAAGGTTGGGCGTTTCATCAGACTGGTTTTGAATTTCAAGATGTTTGGTATTTTCACGGCGAGGGATTGAGTCAGTCGAACTGGCGACTCGCTCATGAGAAATATAAACAGAGTACCGTTCATGGCCATTTACACAACTCAGCCGGCTGCATTTTCCACAAGGATCGCAAGAAAAGATATTTTGTTTTAAATGCCGGGTCATTAATAAATGAGAAGAATTATTGCTTTCGATACGCGCAGCACAATTTCAATAAGGCGGTTTTAGGGTGTGGGGTTGTGTTCGATTCTCAAAGCGCGATTTTTGAGCCAATGCCAAATAAATGGATTTAAACCGCTTCGATATGGTGGTGGTCGTTAATGCCGCATGCGACAGAATTTACCCTATTTATGCTATTTTAAACGGTATTTCTGATAGCAGATCAGGATCATTCTATCTTGATAGCTCCGATCATCTGCGACCTTGGTCTTATTGAGCACACAAGAGACAACATAGTCCTGGCATTGAATCTTTTCGAAAGTGCCCACTTGAAACGAACTCGAGCATAAACTTGCAATCGCAACGGCAATAGATTGTAGCATCTCGGGCATTGTATTCCTGACTTAGTTTTTATGCAAAAAAGCGCAAAAACCACATGCGAAATTGTATACCATAGGTAGTCGATTGTTCACTTAGGGTAGACATCTTTATTCCTCCTCTGTGCTTCCAGGAATTTCTTCAAGCGATCGAGTCTTTCTTTATGCAAAATCTTCATACGAATGATAAACGCGCATTCAGGTTTCGGCGGTAGTGGAGTTTGCAAGGCTCCTAAAATGAGTAGTGTGGTTAGCATTCCTTCAACGCCTCTCGGGCTTCTGCACACGCCACACCAAAATCATGTCCTCCTGATTCTTCCCAACTTGCATCAAGTGAAAGAAGCATTGATCTTAAGGCTTCCCGCAGTCGCTTGTTTTCTGTTTTAAGCTCCGCCCTATCTACAGCCATGTTCGCAATTGTTTTCACGGCAATCTCGTTTTCTTCCCTCGCCTCTCGAAGTTCGGAAAGCAACATGAGGATGCGCCGAGAGTTAGGGTCATCAAACCCTGACTTAGAAAACATAGCGATGTCATCTCTTGCCAATTTCTCAATCTCCGCAAGCTGCTCGTCAGTGAGTGTCATATTTTAAACTCCAAAGTGTTTCTCTTGCATCTCTAAATATGTCGGCTCTATTCATTTGTACGTACTCCCGCTTGGCTCCATCAAACTCGGAGAGTACAGAGCGTAAGCATTCAACCTCCTCACGTAGGAGGTAAACCAAGGTCATCAACAATTTCTCTCGCTCACTCATTTTGTCAGCTCCTTCTTAAAAGCCTTCACAAAACACTCGGGGCAAACAGTTATCTTTAATAGATTTCCATTTCGATCTTTCATGGCGTCGCCATGCAGTACTTATAATAACGCTTTAGACCCTCAGGCGTTTCCATCACTTCACTCCTGGCATCGGTGGCATGAGCTGCACTTCTTCTTTCACTCGTGATTTCTTCAGCATATCCATCAGCAATGTCGCACCTTTTCGCTCATCAGCTCTTTTAAAAACTCTCTTGGGTTCAAACATCGCGGGAATAGGTGGGAGCTTTATGACTGAAGCGGCCATGATGGTTCGAAGCATGGTTGTCGGATCGGCGGGAGGCACAAGCCGTGCTCTAAAAAACATATAGGGATGTTCTGCTAAATTCACCGGCAATCGAATCTCGCCATTACTCTCGGTGGCTACACTAAAGAGCGCCCATGTTTTAAAATCTTGGGTCTGCTCCACCATCCAGCTCAATCCTGGTGGTGTAGGGAATACGATTTCATTGCCAACGATTCTCATGCGCGGGTGATAATCAGGAGGAGTAAAACTCACTTCATTCGAGAAGTCCGACTCAACTGTTCCGCCATCAGCATACGCTGTAGCTGCGAAGAAATAGGGCTGACCTACTTTCATTGATTCGACAACAAATTGAAGAGCGTTTCCTACATCATACGATTTTGTGTAATTTCCAGACGAAGGACCTTCGTAAATCTTATAACCAGTTACCCATCCACTTTCGGCATCAGGTGAAGCATCCCATTCTAAAGTTACGGCCCACGGAGCGGGAACAGTCAAAATAAAGAGTGCGAGTAGTGATGAAATCATTTCTGAATATCTCCCATGATTTTCTCGAAATCTTGTTTGCGAATCTCTTCCGATGTCTCATAGCCGTACGTTTGAAGTAAACTCTTAACTTCTTCAGTCTTCCAGCCGTACTCCTTCGATTTATCAAATAGAATCTTTCGCTGCTCTGGCGAGATCACATCAAGCCCTTCACGCCCCAGCTTCTCCCACAGCTTTAATCCTAAACCAAGCCGGCCACACACCTTCACTAGCGCCCGTTGATGCGTATCAGCAATACCCTCAGCATTCTGTTTTTCTTTCTCAACAGGATACCAATCAGAGACAATAAGATCGTCGATTTTAATAGAGACATGAACAAATACTCCTAAATCATCTTTAAAAAATGGAAGACCGGACGCAGAACAGTGGATCATATTTTCCGCCTGGGGGTATGTTTCCTTTAACAATCGCCAGGCCGTAGCCCATTCAATAAACACGCGTCCCGCTTTACTTTGAATGAACGGGCCAACATCAATCGCATAGAGCGTTTTAAAAACATCATTGGTTGTCATGGAGCCTCCTCAATAAGATTTGCATTTCATCGAAATCGACAATTTCCCATCGTTTACGATCTTTCATTTCTGAACCTTCAACCCAGGCGTGAATCTCTTCTCCCATAGCCATGAATTTAGGAAGTTTAAATTCTCCGAAGTAGCGGCCCGGCTGAAGGAAGGTATAGGTGCCCAAGGGGCGTCCGCAAACACCGGCCTTGGCGTTCTTTCCGAGGGATGTAATGGGCAAATCAAGATCAACCCCCGAGATATTATATTCGGCGGAAATGGTCACAATTTTGTGGTAAATCATGTTTACTAACTAACGCAAGTGAGTATAGGTGTAAATATTAAAAGGGCAGTCTCGCAAATAGCGGGACGCTCCTCATTATACGCCAGACGGTCAGCTTTGAGCGGTCATATTCCTTAGAGCTGGCCGTCACTATTTTTTGAACTTGTGGAAGAAATGATGGCGAGAAAGCTCTTCGCCGACTTGCCGCATCTTGTTGTAAAGCTCTGAAACCTTCTCTTCAGATGGGCGATCTTTGAACTTCATTTTATAATACGTTTGATAGAAATCTTTAACCTGGCCCCATTTGTCGTCGTCTGAAATCTGTTTCATATAATAATCCGCAAAGAAATATATTTGAGCACACACCGGATCACTTCGATTTCTGATTCTGAAGCAGCGTCTTCTCCAGCTCCACAACATACGTTACAAGCTTTTGGGCTCCCAGACGATCAAGGGCGACGAACTTATCACAACGCTCCAGATCTAAATCGTAGTTCTTTTTATCTCCGTCAGAACAACGGCAAAGTGGAGCGGTTTGTAGAGCCATAAATGCGTGAAGCTTTTCTTCCGGTGTTTGAGCCGCTGCAAATATCTTGATCGCCTCTTGAATCGGCTGTTTATCAAGAATGCAGAAATCTACTTTTGGACGTGGCGGCAAACAACTAGTTAGTGCCGCGAGCGTTCCACACAGAAGCCAAGGCTTGAGCTGCATTTGTTTTTTCCTCGGATGTCTTTGCTTCGGCAAGAGCGTTGAAAGCGGCATTGATTTGATTTTGATTGGCCGTCAGTGAATTAATTTTCATCTGAAGAACGGCGTTCTTTATTTCAGCAATAGCCGCTTCAACGATAGGCCGGATGATCGGCTCTAGGATTTTTCCTATTAAGCTGACCAACCAAATCGGCATTATGCTGGTTTTTTACCAAGCAATGATTTCACAGTATTCAAGTCAACTGTGCAATGCTGTTGCTCTTGATGAACGGAATAAAGGCCAACAGTTCGCTCACGCCTAAAAGGATTGATGCGATCAGAGCCCAGTTTTCGCGAATAAAGTTCATGTATTTTCCCTCCAATTTTATTAGAACCGCTATCTATGGATCATGCAAGCCAAGATATCTGGAAGCCGATTCCAGGCTATAACGGTGCTTATGAAATATCAGAAAAAGGCGCGGTGCGTAGTTATTCGTTACGCGGATGTCGTGCAAAGTCTGAAGAATACCCCCGCATCATGAAATCGTTTATTCTTTCTGGCTATCCAGCAGTTTCACTATGTCGAAACGGGAAATATAAACTATTGTTACGGCACCGACTCCTGTTGCTGTCATTCGTCGGACCACCTCCAGATAAACATGAGGCTGCCCACCTAGATGGTGACAAAATGAACTGCACTTTAAATAATTTGAGATGGGTTAGCCACAAAGAAAACATGTCTCATAAAGAGGTTCACGGAACTAGCTATAGAGGCTCAAAACACTCCAGGGCATCCATCACAGAGTTGTGTGTTAAATCCATAAGAGAAAGATTAAACTCAGGAGAATCTATCGAGAGTATTTCTGACTACTATGGAGTAAGTAAAAAAACTGTTTACCACATTAAATGCGGGCTTACTTGGTCGTGGCTCAAAAGCTAATCACACAAAAATGTTAAGTCTTTAGATATGGGCCAAACGCATTTTCAAGTTTAGAGCAAACAGCGGCTATGCCTTCGATGCTATTCACTAAAAAATAAACCCCTCCAGCCGTCTTTAACTCACGCTCAAATTCGATCTGACTTCCAGTTTGCTTTCCGCCGGGCCTTTTAACCTCTATAGAGACCCAACGACCATTCCAACATAAAAGCAGATCACTTATTCCGACTCCCACATATGGGTTTGTATGTTTTCGAAATGTTCGACGTGTGGTATCAAAGTAACCGCCCATCGGTATTTTTCTAAAAAAAACACCCTTAATTCTCAACCAATCGCAAATCGATTTCTCAATATCTTTCTCTTTAGGCTTGAAATAAAAAGGTTTCTTCGATCTTGCCAAGCTTAGAAATAATTGACCCCCGCAGGGTAGGTTCACAAGGATTATTATAACATTATTGGTAAACCTGGACAAATTTGGGGTGGGATAAAAGCAAGGGCCGGTAGATTAGGCCGACCCTTACGGAGTATTTTCACTAAAATGAATAAAGAACAATTTATTAATACGCTCAAAAAGAAGGGGCCTCAAGAAAACTTTGCATTGACTTGAGGCCCTCGAAGCATTTTGAATAACTTCACGATTTAAGCAAGTTCAGCGTATATCACGCCTTTACTTGCTGCAAAAGAAATTTTTAATGGGAGTGGGATATGCGGGTTAACGTTGAAGATTCAATAATGAGCGATCAAAGATTTTTGAGGTTTTCCAGAATGCTTGATGGAGACATCGAACTTGCGCTTGGTTGTATGATAAGACTTTGGCATACCGCCGCGGTCTATTGGGTTCCAAAAAAGAGATGGATTCCGAAGGATATTTTCATCGAATTGAGACACTCCGACCTGATGCTTGAATGCAAACTAGTCGTGAAACGTAAAACGAGTTACTACGCGATTGGGACAGATGCTAATTTCGCTTGGATTATACAAAAACATGAAGCTGGTTTAATTGGGGCTAGAGCCCGTTGGGGGACTAAAAAGAAGGTTGACATGAATTATGGCGTAGCTATAGCGGCGCCATGCCGAAACGATGCATCTATCTTATCTATCCCGTCATATCAATCTGATCCCGTCTTTCTATCAAATCAATCGCGATCGATCGAATCATCGGTATCCGCAGAACTCGATACTACAGAGGTACCAAGAGAGGTTTTGATTCAAAAAAACGAGGAGAACAAAAAGAAGATAGTTCATCTTGATTAAAAACCGGCCAAAGGGCTGGGCTCCCTACGGGCCCGCCCTTGGCCAAAAACAAAACCCCACCGAGGGGGGAAAGATCTTGGAGACGATCTGATGGAATTAAAGACTTTGACAATTGAGTTAAAGTGTTGTGGTAAGCCATTTCAGAAGATCATGGTGCCTTTACTGAGACCGGGTCGGACGGAATATGTCTGGAAGAATGATAATAAGCTTGAGTATGAACGGCATCATGAAATCTGTTTGAAACAACTTTCAAAGGAGTTTTTACAATGGAGCCAAAGAAAGAAATCATCGGACGATGTGAAGAATGCGGCGAGATGACCTCGCTTAAGAGTTCATGCTGTGATGCCCCGATTTGGATTAACGGGGCCCTGATGTATCGAGCGGAGGAAGAGGAAGAAGATGAAGAAGAGCCTGTGCCCGGGAACTAAGTATCGGCTGAGGTCCGATTATAACAAGGCTGTTTCTCTTGGTGAGATGCGCGGAATTATGAATCTGAAGAAGCCAGATATTGTGATTCGTGATTGTCTTCGCTGTGGGATTCGTTTCGAGTCTGAATCACCGAGTAATCGCATCTGTAAACTCTGTAAGGCATCAAAAAGACAAAACTAATCCTTTACCCCATCTGACAGATGAGTTTACCTTTCTCGCATGGGGAAGCGACACCAACACTACAAGGGTACTAAGAAAATGGTTCATGTAAGGCTTGATGAGCTGACACTGAATCATGCAACCACATTTGCTAAGGGACAGAAGATTACTTTAAGTGATTATCTTCGCATGCTGATTACGCTTGGGAACGATCAGGTTCGAAGGGGGGAGCTTTTGTGGAGCGATCAGAAATGATTCTTTCGGTGGTGATTGCCCTATTGGCCGCCACTAACATTCTTACGATCTACTGGGCGCTTCGCTTTCGAGGGCCAATTGATAAAAAGCTTCGGTTGATTAAATCAGCAATTTCGGAGTTCGAAGCCAAGGGCTATGCCTTAATTGAATTTCGCAGAATTAATCCTGATAACATCTTTTTGAGAAATCCTGAGAGGGAGTAATGATTCGTTTAGGGGAGAACATTCGGAGGAAGAGATTTCGGCGGATGTTGTACCTCTACATCGAAAGAGTAGTAGTGCTGGGTTTATTAATGGGTTTGGGCTGTGCATCTTACGTTGTTTTAAGGGGCTTAATTAGTTTGATGGGGACGGAATGAAATTAGTTATAACGGGTGGTTCTGGAAGTCTTGGCAAAGCCATTCTTCACTCGCAAGAGTTTTTAGAATCCCATGGCATCAGCCGGATTCGAGTCATTTCTAGGGATGAGCAAAAGCAGGTTGCGATCACCCGCGCCTATACAGGAAAAATTCCAATAGATTGTTATCTCGGAGATGTTTCAGATCGCGAGCGTATGATGTTTGCGCTGAAGGACGCTCATTTCGTTATTCACGCCGCCGCACAGAAACATATCGATAAGTTTGAGCTGGACGTTCCGACCGGATATAAGACGAACATCTTCGGAACAGAGAGTGTCGCAAGAGGGTTTCTTGAGTCTAAAAACGCGGTGAGTGGAATGTTTATCTCGACCGATAAGAGTGCACTCCCGATTACAACTTATGGCGTTTCAAAGCTAGCCGCCCAACATCTTTGGCTTTGGCATAATACGTTTCAAAAGGCGATTCGGTATGGAGTTGCCGTCTATGGGAACATTTTCGGCTCTCGGGGCTCAGTAATCGAGACATGGACGGAGATGGCGAAGAAGGGTGATTCCATTCCCATCACGGATGTTACATGCACTCGATTCTTTATGCTCATCCCGGATGCGGCCCACTTTGTTCTGAGGAGTTTATTTCGAAACGAAAGAAAAGTTCATATTCCTGAGATGAAATCATCAGAGATGCTCACACTTGCTCAAGTTATTTGGGAGCATCACAACAAATCGAAGTTTAAATATCATGTTACGGGAATGCGAAGCATAGAGAAAGTTCACGAGATATTGGAGCCCTATGGAAAATCAAGCTTTGAAACAGAACGATTCTCAAAAAAAGAACTCAAAGAAATGTACGCTGTGTGGCTTAGTAAAAGAAATATCTGAGTTTTATCTTTGTTTGAAGCGCGGAAAGAAGGTTCGTAAAAGTCGTTGCGCCGCATGTTGTCGAGCCATGCGTAATGAGTACCGCCTTAAAAATATTGAAAAACAAAGAGCCTATGAAAGACATAAATATCATACAGTTTTGAAGTATCTTAGAAAAAACGACCCTGAAGTTAAGGCGAAGTGGAGAAAATATTTACAAAATCATCGAAAGAAAAATCCTGAAAAAGCAAAGGCTCGTTATACAATTTCGAATGCTAAGCGTTGGAAAATAAAAACATTTACAATTTTGCCTTGCTCCACTTGTGGGTCTAAAAAATCTGAAGCCCATCATCCTGATTATACAAAGCCGTTAGAAATCGTGTGGCTTTGTCATCCGTGTCATATAAAATTACACAATGAAACATCCGGCCAGACTCATGGGGCCAAAACGAGTCTCAACCGAGATGCTGGACTGGTTTCTAAAAAGCCCTCAATTTCGAGAGCTTCTTCTAAAAGATCCAAGTCCTCTTCCACTTCTCGCAACATGCTCAATTCAAATAGATACGATGGTGGAAAATCCAAAACTGTATCTCACATTCAAAAAGGTGGAGCATGAATACAAGGATTATCGCCGAGGTCGGAAGTACCCACCAAGGATCAATCGAACTGATTAAACGAGCCATAGATCACTGCGTATTGCTTCGAATTGACGCCATTAAGTTTCAACTATTCTCAAAAAATTCGGAGGCGGCAAAAGCAAATGTCTGGCTTGATCCGGTAATTTATCACGAGGCATCAGAGTACGCAAAAGAGGCGGCCCTTCAGTGCGGGGCTTCTGTGTTCGATGAGTACTCCCTTGATTTCCTTCTTTCGACAGATCCGTCGTTTGTGAAGTTCGCCTATTCTCAGAAGGGACAGCGCCCGTGGATTCAAAGAGTTCTCGATTGCGGGATTGAAACGATTGTTTCTTGTGATGTGATGTCGGATAAGAAAGTGCCAATAGGATGCACTCGCTTATTTTGCATCCCACAGTATCCTGTTTATTTTCAGATCTGTTTCGATGAACTCTTCCCGAGGTTTGACGGCTACTCTGATCACAGCATGGGATTTGAGCAAACAGTGAATGCAGTTTCAGCGGGTGCGAGGGTGATAGAAAAACATATAAGAATAACTAGTTCTTATAATTGTCCTGATGATAACTTCGCTCTTTCACTCGCTGAATTTTCTACAATGGTCGCTGCCCTTCGGAGCATTCGACAATGATTTTACTTATCGGAGGAAATGGTTCCATAGGGCGCCGTTACCAGTCTGTCATTCGCGCTCTCGAATATCCGTTTGAAATCTACGATAACCCGAAGCATAAGGCCGGCGATCCTTGGAATAAGAACGTAAGCCACGCACTAATTTGTACCCCAACCGAGACACATACATTTTGGGCTAAGGAATGTGCGAGAGCTGAGATTCCATTTCTCTGTGAGAAGCCATTTTCTAAAAGACCGTCAGATGCGCTTCGGTTTAAAGATGCGAAGGCTTTCGTTGTAAACAATTATAATTTTCTTCCCTGTGCTCAAGTGCCGAGAAAGATTTATTACAACTTCTATAACACGGGTAAAGATGGTCTCGTATGGGATGTCTGCCAGCTCGTCTATCTCGCGTGGAAGAATGGCGTTGAACTTGAGGTTACAAGAGATTCTTTTTGGTGGGATATGAAATGGGGCCAGCATCAGGTTCCCTATAACGATATTGAACGAAGTTATTACTACATGGTGAAAGCGTTTATGACAGGGGATGCGACGAATCTATGGGATATGCATGACGCAGCCCACATGAGTGAGATGTGCAACGAACTGAACGAAAGAGTGGTGAAAGATGTCGAGTACTTTATCTGGAAGCCGAATCCTGGTCGGAATACAAGCCAGGAGCGGATCTTCTCGCTTGCCGCAAAAGGTCTTTCAAAAGATCGGGGATAAAACACTTCTTCAGTGGGTTTATGATGCGGGAGTTGAGGCAGAGCGTATGCTTCGGGCTAAGAACATCACAGCCGAAGCGATGATCCTTGGGCCTGAGAAGGATATGGAGCTAGAGCGATTTTGTGATGAGAATTTACTCAAGTCCTGGTTCCCCGCATTTGTCAGAGAAGACGATCTAATCCTTCGCTATCTGAAAACCGCAAGAGAAAGAAACTTCACTCACATTGTTCGAGTCACATCGGATTGCTGGCAGATGAATCCTGAAATAATCGTTCGAGTTGTTGAGCTGATGCTAAATGAGAAAGCTGATTACGTATCAAACACCACCACGCGAAGCTTCATTGAAGGGTTAGACTGCCAGGCTTGCTCAGTAAAGGCGCTCGCCTGGTTTGATCGTGAGCAGACGAAAAGACGCGAGCATCCTTTTATCGACTTTGACAGAAATGAAAGTGTACGAACTGATTTCGAGTACGCAGGATTTAAATATTTGGAGCTTCTGAATTCTTCAGCAGAATGGATGATCAGAACCAGCATCGATGATGAAGCTGATTTGAAGCGAGCAAGGGAGTTATATGCAAAAGCCAGCGGATCAGGATTGGTTAAATAGATCACGTGACGTATGGGCACAAAGTTTCCCGGCCACGAACAGCAAACGCAGCACACACTACATTCAGAACATTTACCCCACAGTGGTTACGGGTGGGGTTGGCTGTTATATGTTGGGCGCTCATGATGCCCGCTATCTTGACTTTGTCTGTGGTCTTGGCGCTGTTAGCCTTTCTTACTCGAATCAAAAAGTCATCGAAGCCGTAACCAGACAAGCGCAAAAGGGATCAAGCTTTAGTCTTCCGCATACGCTTGAGATTGAAACGGCTGAGCATATCCGCGGCCTTGTTCCCGGTGCTGAGAGAATTCGATTCCTTAAGAATGGAGATGACGCCTCAAGAGCTGCTGTTCGAATTGCACGGGCCTACACAAACCGAACCAGAGTCTTAAGTGACGGCTATCATGGCCACTCTGACTTATTCACCTCGCTTACAGAACCGGCGTTGGGCGTGAAAGATAAGCATGAAATTTATCCCTTAGAGGAAGATAACATTGATTCAGCCGTGGCTTGTGTAATCGTCGAAGCTCTAAAGCTCAGTGACAAGCCTCAATACATGCAATGGTTAAAGAAGATCAGGGAGAAGTGTAGAGAAGTCGGGGCCGTGTTTGTAATGGATGAGATCGTAACAAACTGCCGAGTATCAAACCTTACCGTTTCTAAGTGGTGGGATATTGACCCCGATCTGATTCTGCTTGGAAAAGGCATAGCCAATGGCTGGCCGATTGCTGTTATCGGGGGAAAGAAAGATTTAATGAATTGTGGGGAGTACTTCATTTCAACAACATTCGGCGGATGTGCTGTTGATCTCGCCGCTTGTAACGCCACATTAACCGAGATTGAAAAGCGATCCTTGGTTGATTTGGTATTCTACGGAAAGCGTTTAGTAGATAGGTTGAACGCCCTACACCCTGAAATCAAATGGGAGGGGTGGGGTACTCGTGCTCAATTGAATGTTGAAAATCCAACAACACAGCTCTTTCTGCAAGAAGCGGTTCGAGCCGGTATTTTCTTTGGGAAGGCGTTCTTTTTCAACTTCGCGATGTTAGAGGCTAATTTAGAAGAATTTGTTCTCAACACATGCCGAGCGATTGTAGAGCGGATTAAACGAGGGGAAGTTCGTATGGAAGGACTGCCCCCGCACATGAGCTTTAAGCGATGATCACTTTAACCCGAGAGCTTTCTTCGAAACAACGAGCCTGGCGAAACGATGTCAGGATTAGTGCCTGGTCTCGGCAAAACGGGCTCATATCCCTTGAAGAAATGTATAAATGGCACGAGAGAACGTCTCGGGATCCTACGAAGAAAATCTTTGGCCTATTGAATGAGCATAATGAAAATGTGGGAACTGTAGGCTTAAGCAATATTTCGTTGATGCATGGAACGGCGGAATTTTCGATCTTGATTGGACCGGAGTATCAGTTAAAGGGGTATGGCAAAGAAGGATTGATTGAGCTTTTGAAGTACGGCTTTAATCATTTACGACTGAATACGATTTATGGGGAAACCTTTTACGGCAATCCCGCGCTCAAGCTTTTTTTAAGTTTAGGATTCACGGATGAGGGGAAGTTGAGATCGAGGTATTTTAAATTCGGTCAATATGTTGACGTTCACGCGATCAGCATGTTGTCTAGTGATGCACAGCGTCAGGAATGGTGGTAATATTATGTTAATATTGATTAATGCAATTGTGAGCTTCATTGGCGCGTTCTTAGGAGCTTGGGCCTACGAGAGCCGATGCGAGTGTAAAAAACTAAAAGAAGTGCCGTTACGTTCGAATGAGCCCTATCAACAACTTCCCGAGGCCCCACCAGCCCCCATCAAACGCAAAAGACGCACCTCCGATCAAATCGCCATCGAAAAAGATCGCGCGATGTTCGAACAAAACGGAAACGTCACGGTGATTCAATGAAAGTCATGTTCGCAAGCCAATTTGTTACCAAGCCCCTGGCTGATCTTGTCGATTCTCGTTTCCAGAGAAACAAACATTCCGATGAGCAGATCGAACGTCTTGCAAAGATCATGAAAGAGGAGGGGGTCACACACCCCATCTTTATCGTAAAAGGTACAAATGAAATCTGCTTCGGGCATGGAAGAAAAGCTTCAGCTATCTTAAACGGCTGGTCTGAATTCCCTACCTGCGAAGTCACTTTCGAAAACGATGATCAAATCTATCGTATGGTGCAATCAGATAACGCCATTGCTTCCTGGGCTGAACTCGATTTAGCTGCGATCAATGCGGACCTTCCTAACATAGGTCCGTTTGATATTGAACTATTAGGGATTAAAGACTTCGAAGTCGAGCCAGCCGATAAGTACGGAGATAAAGACGCTGACGCTGTTCCGGAGGTTAAAGAGTCATTCGTTAAATCAGGCGAGCTTTGGTTACTTGGAAATCACAGGCTCTTATGCGGAGATTGCACGAAGAAAGAAGATGTTGAGCGGCTCATGAATGGTGAGAGGGCGGATATGGTCTACACAGACCCGCCGTATGGAATGAATTTAGACACAGAATTTGATTCCATGTTTAAAAGCGATTCCTCTCATGTAAAGACAGGGAATCGCTTTAAGAAGGTGCAAGACGACGACAAACCTTTTGACCCGGCTCATTTGCTTGCATTTGACTGTCAGAAATTTATCTGGGGCTGTGATTATTTCTATTCGAGACTCCCTGACGGTGGTTCATTTGTGGCTTGGGACAAGCGAAATGAAAATCTAGACGCTGTTCCCGGCAATACTACGGAGTTTTGTTGGGCTTACCCGCCTGTGCGTCGGATGACCTGTAGGGTCTTGTGGTCGGGGCATCATGGAATGCAAAAAGACGATTCAAAGACTAGGGTGCATCCGACTCAAAAGCCGACTGCTTTGCATGAATGGTTCTTTGAGCGTTGGGGCAAAGACAAAACCAACATCGTCGATCTTTACGGCGGCAGCGGAAGCACGTTGATAGCGTGTGAAAAGCAAAATAAGAAGTGCTTTATGGCTGAAATCGACGAGCATTACGTGTCAGTGATCCTAGAGCGATGGGCTAAATTCACTTCGAAGGACCCGATTCGAGAATCGGATGGATTACCTCTTTCCGAAATTAAGAAATTACAGGTAGACTAAAACCTATGGCAGGTAAGGGTAAACGAGGCCGTCCAGCCTGGGTCCCAACGCCGGAAATACTAGCCCAAGTCGAGGGCATGGCTGGGCGCTTTCTCAAAGAAGAACAAATAGCAACACTCCTAGGCATGGCTCCCACTACTTTCTGTGAAAAGAAGAAAGAATTTGCGGAATTATCGGAAGCCATTCGACGAGGCCGCGCGAAAGTCGCCGTCAATATATCAAATAAAATCTATGAACATGCAATGAAGGGTAACGTCACGCTCCTCATGTTCCTTGGCAAATCTGTTGTAGGTCTTAAAGAAAATGATCCTCAAACTAATGAAACGGTAACGTTCAATGTCTTCACCAGCAAAGGTTCAGAGCGGATTCAATTTTCAAACGAATGATTTCGCCCTCCACAAATTCCAACAAGAAGCCTGGGATGCTCTCGAAGATGAAAAGATAAGAGAAGTCGCACTCCTTGCCGGCATACAATCTGGAAAGACAAGTTTCGGTGCGCTCGCCACAACAAAGAAAATAGGCGTCCTGAGAAATAAACATAAAGACTGTAATTTCATCGTAGCCGCGGACACCTATAAAACACTCAGCCAATCGACAGTGCCAACACTGCTTAAGTTCACGAACCAGGGCCTTGGTATCTATAATCAGCAAAGACAAGAGATTGAATTAAAAGGCGGTGGGAAGATCTATCTCCGCACATCTACCGATCCGTGGTCTGTTGAGGGTATACCGAACTGCGCCTTCGCTTGGGTTGATGAATCTGGAAAATGCAGCAAGCTCTTTCAAACGAACATCCTAGGCCGCGTGGCAAGACTCTCAGGTCAAGCCCTTTACACCTCGACACCCTACGCCATGAACTGGCTTTATCATGATGTTGAAAAACCGTTCCTCTCAGGCGAGAGAAAAGATATTCACCTCGTTCGATTTTCATCAGCCGATAATCCGTCATTCCCTCGCGAGGAGTTTGAACGGCAAAGACAGATCTTAGACTCCCGAATGTTTCGCATGAAATATATGGGAGTTCATGAACGAATGCAGGGTCTCGTTTATGAGACACCAGACGATGTATTCGTCGAAGCCGATCAGCTTCCTAAAAACACACGCTACTTTGCTGGCGTTGACTGGGGTTTTGCCCAAGGCCATGAGTTCGCCATCGTCGTGAGAGCCATTACCATTGACGGCTATCGTTATGAAGTTGACGAGTACAAATCAGCCGGTCTCGATCCTCAACAGCAAGTAGATGCCTGTAAAGCGAAGGCGGGAATCTGGGGCATAGAGCGCTTCTTCTGTGATCCTGCGCGGCCAGACATGATTGCATCAATGAACAAGGCGGGACTTAAAAGCACAGGATTTCATGTCGGAAATGAATCCTATAAGCCGCTCATTCCAGGGATCAATAAGCATTATGAGTTAATAAAGTCTGGAAAATATAAAATTTGGCGATCAAAATGTCCTCATCTTACTGATGAACTTGAAACATATCATTGGCCAGAATATCACGACGACAAGGAGCCTAAAGAGGTGCCAGTAGCTATAAATGACCATTGTTTAGATGCGGCTCGCTACCTCACCATTGGTACAATGAATATTTGTATTAAAGATCCGCCGAAGGCCATTATCTCGCAGCGATTCCCAGAGCGTGACTTCTGGAATCCCGCAAAGAAATCTAAACAAAAGAAAAGTTGGGATGCTTACTAATGCCAAGATACCAATACTCTTGCCCTGAATGTTTAAAAGAAATCGAAGTCGTGAAATCAATTGCTCAGCTTGAAGAACGTGAACTGTGCGATAAATGTAAAAAAAGAATGGTTCGTATCTTAACGGCCGTGCAGCTGAGCCCGAAAATTAGGGTCTTTAATCCGCATTTTAACCATGGCCTGGGCCGACACGTTGAGTCACAACGCGATATTAATGAAGAAATAGCCCGGATCAAAGGTGAAACAGGAAAAGAGATTGTAGAAGTAGGTACCGACACATTAGATTCTGTGAAGAAAACTTATAAAAAGTATACACTCGATTAGTGGGGAAAATAATCAATGTCTATCGTTTCAGAATTTGAACAAGTGCCACTGAGCACCAGACAAGAAATTCCAGCCGATCAACCCGAAACAGACCGAGACCTCGTTAAGAAAATTAATGATCTTCTCAATAGATCCAAACGTCATCGTAAACGATACGATGCCGACTGGAACTATAACTATGAGTTCGTCTGCTCGGGACGACAATGGTCAATCGATCGACCACGCTGGAGATTCGGTGAAGTTGTAAACGTCCTCTGGTCAACCATCATGACGGAAATCGCGCTTCAAACCGATGGCAAACCTAAAGCTGAGTTCTCCTCGGCAGAGCCAAATGATGCCGCGTTTACTGACATCCTCAGTGAAGTGCATCAATCGAACTGGGAGAAATATAAATGGTCCTCTGTAATCTCTGGACTACTCTTTCACTCGAAGCTTTATCACGCGGCCCATGCTGAAGTGGTGTGGGATCCTGATATGAACTCAGGTCTCGGTGACGTCTGCTTCCGTGAGCTAGATCCATTCTATTGCTATGTGGATCCACGCGCCTCTGACGTGAATAAGGGCCGTAAAGCCAGATGGTTTATCTATGCTGAGCCCCGTCCCACATCGGAACTAAAGCTTAAGTATCCTGATAAGAAAGATAAGATTAAGGCGGATATTTCCCTCTTGAATCAACATCAGGATTCGACTCAAACAGGGCGTATTTATACCAATTTCGATCCCTACAGTCCTAGCCGACTACCATCGTCTGCGACTGCAACGGGTGAGGTGTACGGAGGGGAGCCTCACACGGTTTTAATTCGCGCTTGGCTTCGAGATGATACCTTAGAGGAAATCTGCGAAGAAAAAGATAATGAAGCTGGCGAGAAATCAAAGGAATATATTCTTCGAAAGAAGTATCCCACAGGCCGGTACATTGAAATCTGTAACAACGAACTTCTGTTTGATGGACCTCCAGGGGTTGAGATTCAAGGCAACTGGGTTCCTTACGAAGACGACGCCTTCCCTGTTGCCAGGCTTGTAAACTACAACATGCCGTTAGAGTATTATGGGGAAAATGAGTGTACACACACCAAGGGCCCCCAGAAACTCGTTAACTATATCTGGTCTTACATCATGGATATGTTCCGCACACAGGCTAATCCGATTACGGTCATTGGCACTGGCGCGAACGTTGATGAGGAAGAAGTTACAAACGAACCAGGCTCTATTGTTCACGCTGACGATGTAAATCAGTTTAAACGCGAGCAGGGCGTTCCCGTAACTCCGGGCTCCTTTGATCTTTTAGGCCAAGCGCTTGCTAATTTCGACAAGGTCCAAGGGATGCAAGACGTGCAGCGCGGAGCCGATGTCTCGAATGCGACCTCTGGCCTTATGTTAGAGGGCTACTTAGAAGCGGCTCAAACCAGGCCCAGATTAAAGAATCGTAATCTTGATGATTTCCTTCAAGACGTTGGAGAGCTGATCCTTAAGCGGATGCTTCAGTTTTACACACAACCCAGGGTTTATCGGATTGTAAATAAGCTCGGTTTTCCCGAATTTGTGGAGTTTTATGTCCCGGAATTACAAGATGCTAATGGAAAGACGTCACGTGTAGCCCGTATTAAACGAGTGTCTACGCTTCCGAACGGTCAGACTCTAACCGATCAGACTGAGGTTGATGTGAAAGGATTGCCAGATGTCAGAATCACCTCGGGTTCAGCCCTTCCCTACGCGAAGGCGCAGAAAGCTCAAACGGCTCTTACGTACTTTAACGCGGGGGCTATCGACACTGAAGAACTCCTTAAATCGGTTGATTGGCCTAACTTCGAAGAAGTGATTAAGCGCATGGCGCAAAATCCTCCACAACAACCACAGAGGTAATCTATGCCAACACGCATTATTCATAAGCAGTTGGCTCAGAGGAAGCTTTCAACCACAACGCCGACCGTGATCTATAGTTGCCCAAGCGATTCAACGACAACGTATATACACACTATTGTGTCTGCGAATGTCGATAATGTGGCCCGGTCATACTCGCTGTTTTTAAATCCAAACTCGAATACAGCGGTTGATGGCGATCAAAATACATTATTTGACACGGAATCATTAGCTGCTCACGCTCATGATGTGCATACGTTTCCAGATGATTGCGCGCTGATATTAAATAAAAGCGGTGCGTCATTAATCGCGATTGCAGCAACGGCAAATTCGGTGGTCATCTCTGTTTTTGGTAAAGAGGTTATTGAAACTTGACGTTATAATTTTAGAAGTATTCATTTAGAATCAATAAGGGGGGAAGATTGATAGACAGCCGACATAAGATCCGATCATCGAACTTCCATAATCACCTTCCCCCCAACAACTCGAAGGGGAAATAAAATGCAAGATCCAAACGCGCAACCCGCGCCTGAACAAGGCGGAGATTCCGCAGTCAATGTCATGATGAAAGTAAAAGAAGTTCTGGCCAAACTTCAAGAGGTCGCTCCGAATGAGTTTCCTCCTGAAGCACAAAAACTTCTTCAAACCGCTGCGGCTTCCTATGACGGATTTCTTCAAATGCTGATGGGAAAACCTGAACAAGGTCAACCCGCACAAGCGCCACAAACTGAAATGGCTGCTGGTGCAAAGCAGGCTGTTCCTGCATGAAAACCGCCGAACAAATCTTAAAAGCAATTCAAGCCAATGATGCTGAGTTGCTCGCAACCCTTCTCAAGGCTTTCGTTTCTGAATGTGAAATGGAAGATGAGGAAGAAGAAGATTCAAAACAAATGGGTCCTCAAGACGAAATGGCTGCTGGGAAAAAAGCAATTCCCTACGAATAGGAGATTAGATGCCTTCAGATGAACAATATCTCGCGGAAGCGGGATTAGATGCAGAAACAGGAGAAGCTAAAAAAGCTGACGCCACTGCCTCTGAACAACCACAACCCGAAGCAGTTCCGACTGCCAAAGACGTGGAAATGTTCGAGGTTCAGGGGGCAAAGTATCCGGTCGATACGAAGTTTAAACTCACACATGGTGGGAAGGTGCTTGATGTACCTTACTCGACTCTTGCCAACACGTATCGGCAATGGCAGCACATGCAAGACAAGTGGACCAGTGAGTACAAGCCTAAGATTGATGAATTTCAAAAGCTGCGCCCTGAGTTTGATAAGTACAAGGGCTTCTATGATAAGTACGGTCAACTTCAGACCTGGAGTGAGCAGAACCCACAAGACTGGGATGTGCTCTGGAATCTTTACCAGAATAAAGATAAGCATCTGTTAGATGCAAAGACCGCTGGTGGGCAGCCGGCACCAGGTAATCCAAATCTTCAGCCGATTACTGAGAACCTCTCAAAGCTACAAAAAGAGTTAGAGGACCTACGGGGGTTCAAGACTCAGTTTGAACAAAAGCAACAAGAAGAGGCTCAGCGTAAAGACACAGAAGCGGTGATGGCTGAAGTCAAACAGTTTAAAGAATCGTATCCTGAACTTAATCTTGATGAGCGTGATCCTGATGGTGTGAGCCTTTGGGGAAAAGTCATTCAATATGGGATTGAGAACAAGTTACCAACATTTAAAGCCGCCGCTAATTTATACCTTGAAGAAAGACTGCGTGATATTTGGTCAACACGATCAAGAACCGAAACAGTCAAAAGCTTTCAAGCGGATAATAAAGCTGGCGTAATTAAGCGAAGCGCTACTCCGATTCGGGGTGAAGGTGCAAAGCCTAATGTAAAACAACTCTCGTATGCGGAACTGGCTGATATGGCTAAAAATGGAGCCTTCCAAGACGCTGCGGGGCAACAATAATATTAATTTAATTTAAGGGGAATTATATATGGCAGTTTCAGTGAGTGCGATTAACGCCATCACAAAACAAGCATTTATTCCTAAGTTGCAAGACAACGTGATTAAGTCGAACGCTCTTCTCACTTCGCTTGAGAAGAACGGCGGCCTTGAGAATCTGGACGGCGGGCAAGACGTGAGAGTCCCAGTTCGCTATGCCAGGTTTGCAGCTCGGGGATGGTATCAAGGTTCTGAGAGTCAAATCAGCGCCTATAATGAGAAAAAGACGGCCCTCGTTTTCGATTGGGCTCAATTTTACACCAACATCACTATTAGCGGTCTCGATAAGTTGAAGAACGCCGGTGAGAACAAGGTCATTGACCATGTTCGCTCTGAAGTCGAAACGGCTGAAGAAGATATTCGGGATTCATTTGGTACAGGGCTTTATAGCAACGGTTCTACTGATCCTAAATCGATCATCGGACTTGGCGCTATCTTGAGCACCTCTAATACCTACGGTGGAATTTCGCAATCCAGCGAATCATGGCTGCAATCGAACATCGATAGCTCCACAACCACTATGACTCTTGGAAAACTTCAAACTATGTTTGAATCGGCTGTTCACGGTGCGGATAAACCGAATCTGGCAGTCACCACCAAGACACTTTTCAACGCTTACTGGGCTTTGCTGCAACCGCAACAAAGATTCAGTGACGGGGAAATGGCCTCGGCTGGATTCAAGAATTTATTGTTCAATGGCGCGACAGTTTTGATGGATGAGTATTGCACTGCATCTCTGTTTGCGTTTTTGAATACCAAGTTCTTAAAACTATACAGCCATAAAGATCGTAAATTTCCTGGCCAATATGTGGACTTCAGGAAGTTCTTTGATCAAGACGCTGAAATTGCTTCTATGCAATGGGCTGGGGCATTTGTTTGCTCGGCACCTCGTATGCAAGCGGCTTTAACGGCTTTAACGGCTTAATTAAGAAAGGGGATTAAAATGCCAGTACAATCAGAATCTAGATTTTTTGCTGATGCCGGTCTCGGATCGGTCTCGGCTACTGTGGCAAGTCTTCCTGTTGGATGCATTCTTGGAGAAGAACGCATTAATGCAGGAATTCGCTATAAGCTTTGCTATAACGCGGGAACTGCCGCGATTGGCCAAGGTAAAGTAGCGGCACCAGTGCTTGCGAATTGCACTCCCGGATCCGTGGCTGTATCGACGACTTCTCGTTCGATGCATCACATGGGCGCGGTTGTTGCTTCAAGGGTGTCGTCGGACCTATGGTGGGCGATGCTGCATCACTTCCTACTGGAAGCTTGATCTGCGTAGGCGATTCGGGCGCCATTACTTTGATGCCCACTGGAAGCACCGCAACCGGATGGATTCCTTCCGGATACGTGATTACCACTGTATCAAATGGTGGAACCGCTACCGGTAACTGCTTCGTAGACTTCGCTTAATGTATGATAAAGACGATTGATATAGATTTAACGTATCGACCAACAATTGACGGGCCGCCTGCTCGAGAAGGGGACCTTTTTCAAAAGGCTGCTTCGAATGACCAGGCGACCGTTCATCGTTGGCGAGATGTGTGGGTTGATTTAACAAAGAAGGCCAAAGAACGTTTTGGATCTTTTTCAGAGAAATCAATCGGCAAGCTCTACGGTATAAATCGAATGAAGCCTGTGATCATTTGCGGCTCAGGCCCTAGTCTAAAGACGTCAATCGAATCTTTAAAGAATAACGCAAAGTCAGAACACCCCGTCATGGTGGTCTCTTGCTTGCACAACTTCGGATATTTTGAGGATGAGGGATTTCATGCTGATTATTATCTGACGTTAGATAGCGGTGAGATCACTGTGGCGGATGTTTTTGAAGGCAGAAAGCAACCACCAGAACATTACTGGGAAGCGACAAAGGGTAAAAAGCTTTTAGCAACTGTTGCCACGCATCCGACTCTGTTTGATCTCTGGCAAGGGGAAATCATTCTCTTTAACGTGATGATTCCAGACCTTGAGATTCAAACAAAGATTCAGGAGGTAGAGCGGTTTACGCATTATCTATCGCCAGGTGGAAACGCCTTAGGAGGGGTATTTTATGCGGCTAAAGCGATCTTTTGTTCTGATCCTGTAATATTCGTAGGGGCTGACTTCTGCTTTGATACGAATAATCAATTTCATTCTTATGCGACCCATTATGACGCTCCTGGGAGCTATGTCATGTGGCCGTCAATCTATTCAGAATTGAATCGAAAGACATGGCCATCGTATTTGAACTTCAAGTTCTTCTTCGATCATTGTGCCTGTAAGGTGCCTGGGAACTATATAAATTGTTCTGAGGGGCTTTTAGGGGCCTATCCCGAGGGGAATATAAGGCAGTTCAAATATATGACGCTTCGAGACGCATTGCTTCCTTATGTTTCTATGGATGTAATGAGTCTTAAGTCGATTGATATGCAAACTGGGAATATCATTTCAAGTGAGGAATTAAGGTTGAAAGATTTGTTCAGTAATTCACAATATCCAAAAGACTTGGTTTTATTTTAGGAGGAAAAAATGGCTTTTACAGTTTCGAATGTAGTGCGCGATACCTGGGGCGCTAATAAAATTAATATTTTACGAGTGACCGCAGACGCGACGACTCAAACAATTGATACGGGATTTAATGTGGTGAAGCATGCTTCTCTCATGAATGAAGGTGCAAGCACCAGTCCTGTTATGGTAATGAATGCTGGCGCTGAAGGCACCTCGATCAATGGAAGCATTGCTTTGAGTGGTTGCACGGCTGCGGCGATTTATCATCTTTGGGTTGTGTCTCCTGCTTAATTAAAAAAGGGGTTCATAATGACAACTTATAAGATTTTCGAACCAGCTTGTGCGGCAGGAGCAACGGGAGCGACAAATTCGCTTATGTACGTTGGCCCACACACGAAGGCGATTTTAGTAGTCTCGAACGTGACTGGATTTAACTCGGGCGCAGGGAATGCGACGATTCAAGTTCGTCAAGCCATTGATGAGAATGGTGGGACCTCGGTCATGACCTCGATAGCAACTGAAACGGTTGCTGGAGTTTATGAGCTGACGAACATCGGCTTGCAGTATATGAAGATAGGGTTTGGCACCGCGCCAACTGCAAGTGCTACTGGAAGAATTAACATAGTTGTGTACGACGATTTATAAAAACTAACTTAGAAAGGACGGGGTGAAACATGGCAACACCGCAACCAACAGCAACTCAGGGTCAACTCGATGAAAGCTCAAGCCGTTTGGTATGGGTTTTAAATCGTGATGCAAAACCATACAAAGGAAAGTTTGAGGGGGCTCCTGTTGAGATTCCTGCAAACTCAGAGAAGATTGCAAAGCTGCACCATAAGGGTGGAAACTTGATGCCGTATCTTGCGGCACGGTCTTTTATTACGGACTACAAAGAACCCCAAGAGTGGGTCATGGATGCAGGTGGTAAGCCTCAGCCGATCTTTGGGCCTAAAGCTTTGTACGATATGGAACTGACCCAAGATGAGTTTGATAAGATAGTTAAAAAAAGCAGTGCGCAACTCAGTAAAGAAACTGCGGCTGAAGAGAAGAAGGCGCGAAAGAC